TTATAGTAGTAGATCTATCATAAGAACGGCTACTACGCTCTTAACTGATACTCAGTGTGCTAGGCGAAACAGTAGACGAATAGTCGGAAAGCCCCTCAAGTAAATGCGAGCATAGTATCAAAACTAACCCAGTGAAATCGTAGGGAAAATATTAGAGTCGATTGGCGTCCTTCCGCTCGGATAAAGTTAGGAAAACTTTCACAGATAACTAACAGAGTAAATTGCCACTAGGAGAACTTCCTAGTATAAAAGCGAGGCAGTAAGGCGTGCGCGAGCAATGCAAGCGACATGCAGTAAGCTACCCTCAACAAAAGCCCTACGGCGATTCATGGTTTACCTGTCAAAGTAGGCAACCTTACGAGTAAGGAAGTAAGTGTAAGTCCTGTTCATCATGAAAGAGAGGTGCATGGGCAACAAAAAGGTAGAGAATGACAGAGCCTTTAAATCGACTATCGGCAGGCAACTGCCTAATCAATAACTAAGTAGCGATAATTAACCCTCTGGTTAATGGAATGAAGTAAATGACTACCTACTGCACACCGATGCATATGTTGTTAGTTTGGTATTGACATTCACTGTTCCAACAGAGTTATAAGTCTACGATACATACCACTAAGTTTACAATGGTTTCTAGTGGAGAAGTGAAACCATATTGAAAGATGCAATATTAACATTTCCCCCTCTTTACTTGTTAGTCATGATAGCAAGTTCAGAGGGTTTTTTATTCCCTCCAAACCCCCCACATCAAAATTTTATACCCAAACTTAAAAAAATTCTTGACATTTATCTCAAATGTCTGTATAATATATCTATTATGAAAAAACAAAAACAACGCAATTTAGTCGCCAAGTATGCCCGTAAAGTGCTGAAAGCAGTGACTATGCGTGATAAAACTAAATACAACAGAAAAGCAAAGCACAAAGGAGAAGAAAAATGCAACTATTAGAAGTTATGAACATGGACAACTTAGACTTGATCTCTCGCGAAGGCGAGCAAGGTAGTGTCGGGGCGATGATACGCAAAGAACTTAAGCGTAGAGAAGCTATCGGCTAC